ATGAGGCTCAGCGTATACCTTTGCATCGCCAATTTCCTTACCCATTACTTTTTGACTGTACTTAGCCATATCATCCTCGCTTTTGAGCAGCTACTTTAGCCAAGCCACGACCCATTTTCTTCATGTCAGCATTTTTCTTGCCGCCTTTAGAAGATGGTGTTCCCTTGCCGGACAATGCAGCGACCATTGGGCCACTGTTACCAAGATTTTTACCCTCGGTCTTACCTTTCTTTGCTACGCCATCTGCGCCACGTTTAAACATGATAACTCCTTAAGTAACCGCTATTGTAACTGTACCAAGCTGGGTTTGGATAATCAAGTCATTAGGTGTCAAACCATTATCTCTAGCACCGCCGACTGGGTTAAAACCCCATTGAAATATTCTGCTACCCCCAGACGGATCGCCGTCTGCATCTAAACCTGAAACAACATAACTGGTATCTGGGCGAGGATTTCTTAAAGCCTGTGGGTCATTAACCGGATACATGCCTAACTGCAACTGTGGCTGATCTGGATCCCAACACTCACGACAAACCAAAATGTTTTTAATCTGTGTCTTAACAACTAACTTCTTAAGTTCTTTAAGCTTAAACTGCTGCCCACAACGATCACAGATCGAGATTGCATATTTACCCGAGGCGAATTGACTAGGCATCGCTCACCTCAATAAAACATATTACGTGGGACAAATCGAAGTGGAGCCTTCTCGCGGTCTTCATCGGCGGCAAGTTGAAACTGCTGCTCGTACTCAGACTTCAGAAACAATACGCGCTGTGGATCTACCTCTGGCAACTTGGCAGACAGGTAAAACGCTAGACCCGCAACCATGCAGGTAAGAAATCGAAATGGAATGTCTTGCGTAGAAACACCGCCGCCAGAATCTTGAATGCGTCTTAGGCGAAAATACACAAACGTATACTGATCGCCCGGCGCGTTAGGGGTAGGCCAGACAACAATTTTTGGATTGTCAATACCTGTTGCAGGGTCTGTTCCTGCAGGCTGACCACCGACTGGATACTGTGCGCCAGACTGACGGTTAATCCAAACTTGAATGGGTCGCGCTTGCGCGTTCTTGTTGGGAATAGTTAAGTACGTAGACTCAGAAATACGGGTAATGTTAATGTCAGTCTGGTTTTGACCAGAGCCTGTACGGATCACAGTATCCAACAGATCAATAGTATCGACTGGCAGGTTGTATGTAGACTGACCCGTGACCATAGGAATCGAGCCTTGCTCAATCGTCCACAGGTTAATGCCACGGTTTGCCCACTCAATGGTCAGCAAGTTTAAACTGCGACGCGCTGTACGTAGATCATATCCAGTACGTAATTCTTTGCCGCAACGCTCAAAAGCCTCTTCAACGAGATCGGAGAGGTCAAGATTAAAGCCTGCGGTACCTGAAGTAGTCATCTAAATCCTGCCGTTTTCTTTGCAATACGTTTTGGCTGCGCCACGAACTGCTTGCCTGCCGACTTCCCTGCGCGTTTAGCCTTGGTTGTGGCTGCATACTCCGCAGGGCTTAATGCCTTTATAGCCTTCTCTGGCAAGTACCGCTCTCCCGTTTCCGAGGATTTTTTACCTGACTTGGTTTGCCATTTCTGGTCTCCCCAGTCTTTCAAGGATTTTTGCGGTGCTTTCAATCTCGGTAGCCTCCGCCTGCTGCCTTGTATTTCTTAGCTACTAGCTGCGCTTTGCGGGCTGACCATTGGCCTGCTCCTGTGCCGTGCGTAGCTGCGGCTTTAACTTGGGACACAATCTTCTTACGTAAGCTAGGTTTGGTGTAGTTGCCAGCGGCATTTACTTTGCCGCCCTCAGCGTACATAGTGAACTCGTCACCATCTTTACGACGAGCTTTTTTGCCCCCGGGCATTTTTGCGGGGTTAATAGCACCCATGCCGCGAGAGGCTCTCATTAGACCATCCGTCCTTTTGTCTTACCACGAACAGCACAACCATCAGCTCGTTTAGAAGCAGAGCTAACTTTGCCACCTTTTTTAAAACCAGCATAGTCTAATGATTCGTCAGTAAGACGTGGAGCGCTTCTAGACGACGATGTAGGGCTTGCAAAATCGCGTATATCACCAGCTTTTTTTGGGTCAACGTAGGGATATGATGTTTCTTTTACCCCATCTTTAACCTCAGTTTTGGCGTTCTTTAATGCTTCTTCTCTCGCTTCTTGCGCGGCTTTTTTAGCAGCCTCTTTTTTAGCTTCAGCGCTCATACCTTTAGTAGCTGCTTTTTTAGCAACATTTCTAGCAAGTGCGCCAACACCTGCGGCTATAACTGAGGGAATAATTGGTACTGGCATGCCACTCTCCTTAACACATCCCGCCAGACTTCATCTTAACCATCATGCCTTTGGTCTTGCCTTTCATAGCGCAACCATCAGCGCGGCTAGAAGCGGAACCGCCTTTTGCCATTTTCTTGGCTTTAACAGAGCCACCATTCTTTTGCCCTGAGTCAACAGCCAACTCATAATCACGAGCTGCTGGGTCTACAGACTCACGCATTTCATTTGCGCCACGCTGCATATCTTTTGCGGCTTTACGTGAAGTTGTAGAAATTTTGGAAAGCATGTCGCGCTCACCAGCCTGACCCATTTGCAAACGCTCACGGGATTTTTCAATTTTTGCCATTTCAGCGGCGGTAGGTTTACGCATCATATTTCCTTAACAGGTTCTGCCACCAGACTTCATCTTAATCATCGTGCCTTTGGTCTTACCCTTGGACTCAATGCCGCCGCCGCGAGCCATCTTAGTCATACCACCACTCTTAGCTGCAAAAGCCGGAACTTTCTTGCCGTCCTTCATTACCATTGGCATGCCGCCCTTCTTGAGCTTAGCCATGTCGGTCTTCTTTCCACCGTGCATTTGTTTGTCATGCATACCAACGGCTTTCTTAACAACTTTCTTGTCCATAGACATATCTGAATGTTTCATAGCACCACCTTCATTGAAAAGTTTCATTTTGCCGTGGTCTGTTTTGGGTTTGTTAACCTTCTGCAAATCAGGGCGGGATCCGGTTGTAAATTTACGACCTTTACTCATCTTGGAAAATTCTTTTGCTACACCTACAGGCACACCAGCTTTCTCAGCAAACTTAGGATTGTGCGCTGCAGCATCCATAAACTTCTTTTGCTTTTCACTTGTTGCTGGCATGTTAACCTCGAAAATATCCGACTACATAACCAATAAAGCCTGTAATGCTACTGACAGCTGTGCCTATCCAAATAAGAGTTTTCCATCCACCTTCAGCTCGGTCAAGCTTTTGGTTGATTAAGTCAATGGTTGCCTTCATAGCATTTAGCTCTTGAAGAACTTGATCCATATCAGACTGGATATGTTTGATTTCGTTAGCGTGGGTAGCTAACTCACGAGCTGTTTGCACGAGGTCTTCCATTTCAACATTTCCATCTTTTGAGGCTTGCGGCTTTGCGTGTTGGTCTGCCTTTCTCGTCCTTCATCGGGCCGGGCATACCGCTCATTCTTGCGCAAAATGACTTCTTGCGCGGGCCACCTTCGGGCTGTGGAGCCTTTAGGTTTGACCCTGTTGCTGCATTATATTTAGCTCTCCCCTTTGCGGTCAAACCAGCTCCCTGCTTGACAGGCAGTTTTTCGCCACGACCGACAGCAAGGGAGGGGTTTTTCTTAGCCATAGAACACCGTAGCAGAAGCACTAGACAATGTAACGTGAATATCCGTGCGGCAAAGAATACCTTCGCCGGGGATCACAACATTGACTGTGCCGGCTGCCGCAGGAGCTGTGTAAGAAAATACCGTGGTTCCACTTGCACCTCCGTCTTTAAGAACGACTGTCCCACCTGTAGCGAATGAAAGCACAAGACCTTTGATACGGGCTGGAGCTGCGTATGCAGTACCCGTGGTTGTGCGTTCGGCTGCTTTTACGTCATCTTGCATAGCCATAATTAGCTCCTACTGTTCTTGCGTTTCTTCTGGCGCTTCTAAGCGATTGATAAGCATTTGATAGGCTGCAATTGTTGCTTTTGATTGAAGGAGGAAGACTTCAGCCTTCCCCGCCTCTTTCTGCAACTCAGCAATCTCTGCTTCCAGAAATTCTTTGGTAATCTGCATTATGTATTCGTTGTGGTCAACATAATGTAGTAAGCAGTGCCAGCGCTGTCCACAATCTTCAATGAGTTTGTAGCAGCGCCCTGCGTATTTGCCGTTACCATCGCAGAAGGAACATTAAACAAGTTAGCAACCGTACCCGATCCACTGTTCGTAAAACGAATAAACGAAGCGTTAGTCCAAGTACCGCCAGACGCAAAATCAGAGTCAGCTTGAATAGCTGCGATTGTGCCGCCGGGGTTTGTAGAGGTGCCGCCCAATGTAGCGCGAAGTGCGTTACCAGCACCAGAAATGGTGCCTGAGCCATTAATTGACAAGCTGACATGAGCGCCGTTAATTGTGCCGCCTGTTGCGCCGCCTGCGCCCGTTACTCGGGTCAAGGCGCGGATTGTTTCACCGGAGCCTGTCGAAGTAAACGTCAAACGGGAGTAACTTAAACGTGTATCGCCGGTTGTAGCCGAAGAAGTTGCGTAAGCGGAGTTAATGTTTTGAGCGGTAGTTACAACGATAGGGTCGGTATCGGTGCCAGAAACAAAACCGTTAAGCGATTTTACTGGGCCGCTGAATGTGGTCAATGCCATGATAATTCCTTGTATATGCAGTACTTCGCTCTACTGTCTCTGCATCGTCCGCTGGGGCGGTCAGTAAAGCTGGAGGTTCCCAGATTTCTTTAATAATAACCTATACAACAATAAATGCAAGCAATAAAAAACCCCACCTTTTAAGTGGGGTCAAACCATCAGTTTCTAACGGTTTATTTAAGCGCCTTGTGAGCCGAACATGCCAAGCGGATCCGACCAGCCGAAGCTGTAACGTTCGCGTGACTTGTAACGCACGTTGCCTGTATCGAAGTCACCGTCCATCGAATTCGACAGGGGTGTACGAATAAAG